CATAATCATTTCTCATTTTTTTCCTCCATTTCTAAAAATTTGAGTTCCCTTTATACCATAAATACTCGCTACAACCAAGATCCAAAGATTTGTGAACCATGATGGAAGCTGAGAGAACATGTCAAAGAATAATTTTACTTTGTCCATGGCTCCCGGATCGTCTGATACAACTGCCCAAGCCAAAATTACCACGGGCAAACTGAGAATTATAAGAACGGCCTCGTCCTTCCAGTCTGATTGACGAGCTTCTAATAATTTGCCCTGGTAAGCTTCTTTACCTTCGGCCATACGAGAGGCATGCATAAGCTGTGCTTCTGACATAGCCATCTTCGTTTTCTGCTTGTTAGCATAAATTTTACTTCCAGCAGAAACGGCTAATTTAATTGCCGACAACCACATACTAGTACCACTTAGCTGTTTTTTTCTTATCGGCTAACATTCTTTTAGTTCCTCTAACTTCAGCTTTATCTCCAGTTGCAATGTAAGATCCTCTTGCTCTAAAACTTGATTTTCCTCTTGGGTCCATCTCTAAGTTTTGAGGTGCAACTTGAATCTCAACTCCGCCTTTAGATAAGCCGTCTTTGTTAACGAACTGTTGGAAGTTAATTCCTTTACCTTCTTTTGCCATATTTTCTCCTATACGTTTCTATATACTATGATTTAGGGCCTTTCAAGACCTTTACATCTTTAGCCTTCATTTTGTCTGAAGCCAGTTTGACATCAGCAGATATCAACGATTTTTCAATAGCTGTATCAGCTCTTAAATTTGCTAGATCTTCATTCTGTTCTAGCTTGTCATCTGTAATCTGTCTGTTTTGCAACATCTTAGATTTTTCTAAATTAATTCTATCTTCTTGTTCTTTGATTTTACGTTCTTCTTCCATAGCTTTTAAATCTACTTCTCTTTGTTTTAATTTAAGTAGTGGATCGTGATCAAATTGAGATGTAATTTGTTTTTCTTCCTTCATAAACTCTTCAGTCATGTCTGCAATCAATACAGCTTTTCTAGCTTCTATCTTCTGTGCTATCTGTTGTAGTTGTTGTTGTGCTTGTGGATTACCAACAGCTTGTTGTTGTAGTTGTGGTAACATTTGCATTTCTTGTGGAAACTCTAATTGCACTTGTTCTTGTGCCATTAGACTTATGTGTTCTAAAACGTTTTTTTCTAACGCTGCTGTAACACTAGGATTGTTTCTTACAAAATTAGTTGCCATAAAATTTAAGTGAGCTGTAATGTGTGCTCTGTGATCTTGTCCTGGAAACGCTTGAAAAGGTTTCATACCTAACGCATCAATGTGTTCGATTGCTGGATCTTTTGGTTGATTTGGCGGCGGTGGTGGTAATATTCTATCAATATCTTTTACACCAATCGCTGCATACATATTTCTGTACGCTTGATACATGTTATGCATTTGTGGATTAGTCTGTGCTAATTGTAATTGTGTTTGTGCCATAGTCACTCTTTGTGACATAGAAAATATATTTGGATCAGCAACAGGTAAAATATCTACTCTATCATCAAAGTCTGCAACTTTAATATTTCTTTGTCCACCTGGAACATCGTAAGGATATTCTGGTGGTAAATAAGTTTTAAAAATATTAGCTAGTAATTTAAATTCTTGTTTAAGACCTACGTAAAGTCTTTTATGGATTGCTGACATTACTCTTGAACCACGTTCTAAAAGAGCTACGGTTGTACCAACAGCGGCCTGTTGATTCCCGTCCCCAACCTGCATGTCAGCAATGGACGCGAATCTTTGTCCTGCTTGAACTACAATTCCCATCAATTGCAATAATGTAGCCGATGGTTCTTTGTAAGGTAAGAATACGAAAGCATCTTTTAGATTACCACCAGGAGTGTCAACATCTTTAAATTCACCTGGTTGTATATTTGCGGCATCATCTTTTACTCTGACACCTCTTTGCTTAAATCCCGCGGGTAGGTTGGATAATGTTCCAGCGTCTAATAATTGACGGAGAGCCGCTGTTGCAGTACGGCTCAATCCGCCAATCATGTGTATTAATCCTAAGCCATAAAATCCTAGTCCTGGCAGAAATTTGAAGTGGACAAAATATTGGATTTTATTTTTCTTTGGATCATTGGGCGCAAAGTTTCGTCTAATAGACAAAACTTTCCTACTACCTTCTTCGATTGTAACGACGTAAGGTAATTTTATTCCAGTTGGTTCTCCGTCGGGACCAACATCTTCGAAACCTTCTAAATCTAGATTAACGTGGCATTCTAGAAGTGTGTACAAAGGTTCGACTCTTTGGGATTTTGTAAGACCTTCTACTTCTCTCTCTTTTTCTTCTAACTCATTTGTAATAGTGTTATTTGGTTTTGCTAATTCAATATCAGAATAAAAACCAGCAACTTGTTGTTTTCTTAAATCATTTTCAGAAATTTTTAGTACGTGGATGACAGACTCCGCATCGTCTAATGAGGTTGCCGTGTACGGAACTACTAAGTCATCCGCTGGTACAAACTTGGAGACTGCTCGTCCCAATAAATCGTCGTAATAAACTTTTTTAAATGTAGAACCTGCAAGAGGTAAATAAAATAACATTTGATCAAACTCGGGTTCATATTCTTTCATTTGATCCATAAGTTGATAGTTCATAAAATTTTTAACACGTTGAGATTGCATCTCTTTCATAGGTGTAGATACACCCATAACTTGTGTTCTTACTGGTCCATCTGCAGGAAGTAATTCTTTGTAAGCTAATGCTTGAAATTGTGTAACAGCTTCTGCAAGAACTGGGTGTGTTGCACCTGAAGCTCCTTGGAAAGGTTGAGTTCTGTTTTCATATTTAAATCCTAATAAATCTAAACCAACAATGTAAGCTCTTTCCCAATCTTTTCTCGACATTTTATATTCCATGTAATCAGTTTGTAATTGACTACCTAATGGATCTGTAATGTCTTCTGGTAATAAATCTGCTAAGTTAGCGTAGTGATCTCCACTTTCAGGAAGTGGCATTGCTGTTGGATCAAAATCAATTGTTGCGCCTGTTTCGTCTTCAGTAATTTCTACTGGACCTTTTGGTGTTTCCTCCACAATGTTAACATTAGCTTCAGTCTCGTTTACGACTTCGCCTGGTTGTTTTACATTTGGGAGAGTTTTATCTACTTCTGCCATTTAAATCTCCTATATTTTTGTAACACGATTAGGGACAAAAGGCAACCCATCTGGAAGTGGCCCAGATAAAGGCGCAGGTCCTTGTCTTACGCCGGGTAAACTAGCTATTCCACCACCTGCTTTTTCTAATCTAAAATTATCTGCAAAATAACTTTGTTTTTGATAATCATCAAAACGTTTCATTTCGTCTTTGTAATCCTTTGCTGTAAAATATTTTAAATCATCTCCACGACCAGCTGCTTTGTATGCATCTTGCACATCCTCTACTGTTGGCGGTGGAAACATTTGTAACATTGCTTCATTTCTTTTTTTTTGAAGTTGTTGTTTTGCAAAATCACTTGGCTCTGTTTGCACATAATTTTCAGCCATGTAATCCCTAGCTCTTTGATCTTGTGCACCTGCTTGTCTTTCAACAGCTGTTTGATACGCTCGTGATGCCATACTTTCAGGATTCATAATTCTATTGATTCTACTTATTGTTCCAGATCTGTTTAGATCTTGAATATCAGCAGAAGCTGCATCTATAATATCTTTTCTTGATGCTTGTAGTCCTTGTTCTTTTCTACCAAATGCATCAAACACTTGTTCTTGATCTTTTAATGCTTGTTGATATTGTAAAACTTTTGAATTTTGTTGTGGGTCTCCAACTAATTCTTTTTCTAATAATGATTCAGCGCCCCCGTACCATGGCACCCCTTCTGGCCTTCCACTTATTAATCCAGGCGTAAACGTTTCAGCATAAGCTTGGTCATGAGTATATCCTTGTTTTCGATAATAATCATAAATACCACCTTCAACCATTCCTTCGATTGCAATACCAACAGGACTTGCTATACCTGTAGCTTGTAAAGCTTTTGATACACCACCTAATGTTGCCTGACCCACACGTCTTAAAAATTTACCTATCGTTGGTAATGTTTTTGCAACCTGTAAACCTTTATTTAATTTTGCATTTGCAGCAGCTCTAACTCTAACGTCGTCTGATTTTAAATCTTGTCTTGTTTTATTAATATCATCAGTATAAGAGGCTGGATCATCACATCTTGCAGCTCCACCGGTGCTTGCTGCAAACTTACATTTAAAACCCATTCTTTTTAAAATATCTGCTTGTGATTTTTTATTTCCTTTCAATCCTTCAGCAGCTTGTTCCAAAGTTACGTTTGAACCAACATCCAAACTTAAACCCGTGGTTCTATAAAATTTATCCATGTCTTTTTGAATTTTAGAAGGAAACACATTTTTTCCATAAATTTCAGTTGGAGATAAAAATCTTTTTTTAATAGGATCATAATTTAATTGAGTTAATTTAACTTTACCTTTTGCTTGAGGATTATTTTCATAAAAATTTTTAATTGCTTGATCGTGTTCATTAACTAATTTATTAACCTCATCAAAATTTTTTATTTTAAGATTATTAATAATTTTTTTGTATCTAGTGGTTGCTTTACTATCAAAATATACTTTTTCTTCTCTATTAATTTTACTATCAATAAATTGAACAATTTGATTGTAGGCTGAAGATCCTTTACCAATAGTAAATGTTCCTGTTCTTGTTGGAAAAATTTCATCTATATCGACATTTTTTATTCCTAGATTCTGTAAAGAATCTCTAATAGAATTAGTTATAGTTGAGTAACTAGCATTAGGCTTATCAAAATATTTTGCCATTTGAAATTTAGACCAATTTAAAAAGGCATTTCCTAACGGACCTCCAACTCCAGAATTATTTGCTAGTAATTTAATTATTCTATTCCCTCTTTTTAAATTTTTATCTATACCTTTTATTTGTATTTCTCCTCTATAAGCTCTCGCTAGTTGCATTAAAGCATAAGAAGGATTTTTTTGAGAAAGAGAAAATTCTTCTATTAACATTTTCTCTAGGGCACTAGGTTCTGGTATAGAGCCTTTTAAATTTTTAGTTCCTTTTTTTCTACCTGGTATACTAGATTTTTTAACATCGTAATTATCAAAAGCTTGCATTAAATTTTTATTACCATCAAATTGAATTATTTTTGCAATAACATCATCACCTAAGTTACCTACTCTATTGTAATAATTATTTAATTTTTTATTAAGTTTATTAATTTTAGATTTATCAATTTTAAAAACTGGACGAAATGCTTTTCCTTTTGTCATTCCTGGTCTTCTAACATTTATAGTTTCGAGAACAGTTGGTTCTCCTAATACATCTATAATCATGTTCATTATTTTTTTTCCAGAATCATGTCTCATTTTGTCAATTTTAGAAGAATTTTTGGTAATTTTCATACGACTATCTACAAGAGCATGTTGTAATGTTCTTTGAGCAAAAGGATTATTATCTCCTAAA